GCTCATTCGGGGTATCTCCGATCGATGACTATAACAATCGGGGAGACGTTGTTGCCCTGTTGAATAAACACGGATGGACTTCTGTACGGTCAACATCTGATAAGACATACCTACGCCGTCCCGGCAAGGATGATGGTATCAGTGGCGACTTTCTGCATTCCAAGCGTTGGTTTAGTGTCTTTACAACCTCATCACAATTCGAACCGCAAAGAGCATACTACCCAGCAGCGGTATACGCTATCCTTGAATGTAATGGCGACTTTAACACAGCTGTAAAGCAGTTAGGAAGTCAGGGTTATGGAGAGGACCTATCTACCCACAATAGAAAAAAAAACCTCGATAACTTCATAAAGAAACTCCGTGAGAACCATCATGACGATGAGGATATCCAGACTATCCTAATCAAGGAACGTAACCTAAAACCAAAGCAGGCAAAGAAAGCCGTAGAAGATAGTTATAAAACTACGGAAGCTACAGGTGCTTTTTGGTCACGGAATGACAAGGATAAGCTAGAAATCAATAAGACCAAACTAATCGACTTCCTTGTAGAGAATGGCTTCTATCTTATGGCCTATGATGTTAACGGTAATGATATGCGCCTTGTTAACGTCAAGGACTTCATGATCGAGGAGTCATCCATTGAGAAAGTAAAGAAATGCATATTTAACTATGTCAAGCCAATCGATGAAGAAGTAGCGGCTTGGATCATCGACCGCCATAATCTCATTAACGAGTCCTTCCTTGAGTTCCTTCCAAAGATAGAACCTGAACTATTGGAAGATAATAAGACCACAGCCTATTATCCGTTTGCCAATAAAGTAGTAAAGATAACCGCTGATGGCATCGAGCTTGTCGATTATGGGCAACTTAAAAAACACATTTGGCGGTCGGCAAAGATTGACCAAGAGATAGAGATAGAGCCAATGTTATTTGGTGAGGAGTTTCGCATCGATCCGGAGATGGATGTCTATGCCCAATTCATTAGACTTATCTGCAACGAGAATAACGAGCGATGGTTGGCAGTTAATACCCATATCGGATACCTACTGCACAAGTACAAAGATCCGACTATGGCGGTTGCCGTAATCCTAGCGGAGGAAACCGATAACGATGCTAAAGGTGGCGGCACTGGCAAAGGTATCTTTGTGAAAGCTATCTCCGAACTTGTTAAAGGTGAGACCATCGATGGTAAGAACTTTAAGCTCGACAAGTCTTTCGCTTTCCAACGGGTGGGACTGGATACCCGTATCCTTGCCATTCAGGATATCCGTAAACAGGTCGATTTCGAGGGGTTTTACTCCATCATAACTGAAGGACTAACGGTAGAAAAGAAAGGACAGCATGAAATCTTTATCCCTTACGAGCGGTCTCCAAAGATCATGTTTACCACTAACTACATGATACCCAATGTTGGAAACCATGCTAAACGCCGCCAAAGGGTAATACCATTCTCTGACTTCTTTAGCCCGGAACGTACCCCAATGGATGTCTTTAAGCATCAGTTCTTTACAGGATGGGATAAAGGACAATGGAAGCTATTTTATAACTATCTATTTGCTTGCTGCCAGTACTATTTACGCAAAGGATTGATAGAAGTACCCGTTACTAATAATATGCAATTAAAAAGTCTAAAAAATGCTTTTGGTGATGAGTTTAAGGTTTGGTGGAATGATTTTATAACTACTGGGCTTGATATCGAATATGAGTTTAAAGTTTTATATCAATCATTTCTTGCATCTGCTGAAGTTGCGGAGCATGATTATAGTAAGCGTAAGTTTAAAAAAGGTATTGAATCAGCAGTAGCAATGTTTGGTTACACCCTAATTGAAGGTAATCGTGGACAGTATGGAGGTAAGGTTATTAAAGTCGTTTCTAAATAAACGTAAGCCCTGCATATGATGCGGCACTGATAATCAATTAGTTAGTCAAATCTAAACAGATAATCAAATTTCCTATACTCTCTCTCTCTATTATTTATATATATATTTATTTATTTATTAGATTTTAGAAAAAATCATTTATTCATTTATTCAATAACAAAAATAATAAATATCAATAAGATACAGAGGTAAATGAAAATAAACGAAAAAACCATTCATTTAATAACATGAGAAAAAACCTAAAAAACGCAGATTTTAAATTGGTAGCCCAAAACGACCAGTTTGAGATATGGGTAACTCCCCGAACAGGAAGGGTGCTTCACATCGGATGCTATGACCACATCGCCACCCGTGTTATTTCCAATGGAGGGATGTCTATCCAAAATGGAGACAAAATTGAGGCCGTAATTCACCAACTAAATTCGGATGAACATTACCTGATTGATAAAATGCTTTAAAACATATCATATCTTCGATTTAACGCACTATATTTGTAAATATGACAAACTACTCACAAAATAATGAACAGGCCGTTATAACGGCTTATTTTGGCTCTGAAATTGGACGATTTCTGGACATTGGAGCCTACGATGGCGTAAGACTCTCAAATACAAGGGCTTTGCTTGAAAAAGGATGGACTGGAACACTAGTAGAACCTAGCCCTATAGTCTTTACCCAACTTATGGCCAACACGGTAGAATATGCCGATAAGGTAACTTTGGTTAATGCAGCCATTACAACCGAAGAGCTTGAACCGATTCCTTTTTACGATAGCATGGGTGATGCTATCAGTACAACCGATCCCCAGCACTTGGTAAAATGGAACTCTCATAAGTTTTGGCGGTCTTTCTTTGTAATGCCGATTAGATCGCAGCAGTTTTGCATGAAGTTCGGTTTTGATTACGACTTTGTGTCAATCGATGTGGAAAGTCAAAACTATAACCTATTACGGTCACTACCTTTGTCTAACTTCGATAAACTCCGAATGATCTGCATCGAATACGATGACAAAGCTCCGCAGATAACCGAATGGATAACCGGTCTTGGTATGGGATTTAAGTTAATCGATCATAATTCAGAAAACCTTATCTTTGCTAAATAAGTAGTTTTCAAAGCTCTACAAAATGGGTTTACCAAAGGGTAAGACAAACAATCCTAACGGCCGTCCTGCTGGCTCTAAGAACATCAGAACGCAAGAATGGGAAGTTATTAAGGAAGCATTCGTCACCGTGCATACGGAACGTGCTAACCGTATTTTGGCAACGCTTGAAGATGAAAAGTTTTTAGATGCTTACTTAAAACTGCTCGAATACTTTAAGCCAAAACTAGCACGGAGCGAAAACACTAACACTAACGATACCTCGGTTTCGATCGTGGTGAACTGGGATAATGACCAAAAGTTTATCCATACAACTTCAAAAGCCGCACTCCAATCAGGAGAGAGTAATCAAGGAAGCTAAACGCTTCAACCTACTTAAATGTGGAAGGCGGTTCGGAAAATCCACCTTGTCAATCTATAAGGCGGCGGAGGCTTTGTGCAAAGGTGAGTCGGTAGCTTACTTTGGTCCTACCTACAAAGATACTTCCGAATGGTGGAACGAGATCGGATGGAGACTACAGCCTATTATCGTTAGCAAGGATAGCACGCTCAAACAGATTAAGACGGTGACGGGTGGTAAGCTTGATGTATGGTCGTTTGATAATCCGGACAGCGGTCGAGGTCGTAAGTACCATTTAGTCCTTATCGATGAGTGCGAGAAAGGAATGAACTTTGAGAAGGCTTGGAAACAATCTATCCGACCAACACTAACAGACTATAAAGGTTCGGCATGGTTCTTTAGTACGCCACAGTTTGGACGGACTTTCTTTAAGGAGCTATACAACTATCAGGATAGGTTAGACGATTGGAAGTCTTGGAAGTTTACTACCTATGACAATCCTTATATCGATCCACAAGAGGTAGACGCTGCCAAAGCCGAGCTTGATGCGTTGACATTTGCCTGCGAGTATCTGGCAGAGGATGTCGATCTATCTAACAAGCCTTTCGCTTACTGCTTTGATAAGAACAGGCACGTTAAGCCTGTCAAGTATGAGAGCGGTCACTATCTATACCTATCGTTCGACTTTAACGTTGATCCTATAACCTGCGTAGCTAGTCAGTACATTAACGGTCAGATACGTTTCATCCGTGAGTTTAGACTATCTAACTCTAACATCTACGAGCTATGCGATCAGGTACGGACGGTATTTCCTGATGCTGTCTTGATGGTTACAGGTGATGCCAGCGGTCAGGCTAGGTCTGCTCTTACCGTTGGTAACATTAATTACTATTCGGTTATCCGTGAGAAGCTTCGCCTTAATTCAGGGCAGCTTAAAGTACCATCAGTTAACCCGGCTATCTCCGACAGTCAGGTATTGACTAACAGTATCCTGCAGAACCATGAAGTATACTTCGATCCATCAATGACTTGGACTATTGATGACTTACTTTATGTGGAAGTCAACGATAATGGCGACATCGATAAGGCCAAAGATAAACACCGCTCACACTTGCTCGATGCGGTTCGATATACATTTAACACCTTTCATAAAAACCTGATAAGAGTCTATTGAGTATGCCTACCTATTTCGATAAGCTATTCTATGTTTATCCTGACAGCGAGCAACCCGAAAGGGCTAGGATGGATGGTGTGTACTGTAATCTGTTCTATCAGTTTAGTAGTTATGGCGATGCATGGCTGTTTATCTTGGAGAATGATATAAGACGTATTGAAGAGCATAAGTACGATGATCAAAACTAAACCTTTCTGTGAGTTCTTATTTGAGACATATGATAAGCCAACGAAGGCTGTCGTTTATGACTTCCTGCTGAAATGGTACACCTCGGATATGCATCCTGACTTGCAGCCTAACGAGTACGGCAGGTACGACTTTGTGATGTACAAGGGAGACGATGAGATAAAGATAGAGGTGCAACGTAAGCTAGGGTGGTCTGATCGGGGACGCTGGCAGCGTAACTTCAACACGATAGACATCGAGTACCGCAAGAGAACGAGCGAGGCCGATCTGTTCTGCATCGTTAACGCTTCGATGGATACGATCGCTATCATTCGCCGGGACGTGGTTTTATCCAGTCCTGTTGTTGAAAAGAATACCCGATACGGCCGTGAGCCTTTCTTTAATATTCCTATATTTAAAGCCTACATCAGTACCTTATGAAGATATTAGTCAAGTGGCCTACACGGTCACGGCCAAAGAAGTTTTTGGAGACTCTGTACGTCTACCAACATCTACGCTCTACCGATAACGTGAGCTTTCTTGTTACCATTGATGCTGATGATACAAGGATGCTGCAGAATGACGTTATCAATACTCTTAAGATGTGGGGTAACCTCCGCTATGAGATCATGCAGCCGCAAGGAAAGATAGCGGCTATAAACTACGGACTGGATAAGGTTGCCGATCAGTACGACATCATTGTCCTTGCATCTGATGACATGGTACCGGAAGTCAAAGGATGGGACGCTAGGATAATGGATGATATGCATAAGTTCTATCCTGACCTTGACGGTGTTCTGTGGTATAATGACGGATACGCAAAGGAGACTTTGAATACGCTTTGCATCCTTGGCAGACGGTACTATCAGCGGTTTGGATACATCTACAATCCTGAATACAAAGCCCTATGGTGCGATAATGAGTTTATGGATGTGGCCAATCAGTTAGGCAAACAGACCTACTTTCCTGATGTCATTATCCGTCACCAACACCCTATTTGGGGACACGGCAGAGTTGACGATTTGAACCAACGTGATAATAATCTTTACCATGAAGATAAGCGAACCTACGAACGAAGGAAGTCCAATAACTTCGGACTCTCAACCATTATTGAGCCTATTAATACCAACCTTGACCAACAGGAAGGAGTTGTTCGGAAACCTGTTAAAGGAGATAAACCGACAGATATCAAACGAAAGCGCAGAGGGAAAAGTACAAATTTGTAGTCTCTGCGATGAAAGGCAGATGAGCATAGGAGAGAAACGCAATCGCCTTATCCAGATGGCAACTGGAAAGTATGTAGCTTTCATCGATGATGATGATATGATACATCGGGATTACCTTCGTGTGATTCTAAGGTCATTGCAGCTCGATCCTGATGTGGTGGGTATCGTTGGCGAGATGACCATGACAGTCCCTAACAGGGGAACTATGAAGCGGAGGTTTTACCATACCATTGCTAACAGTGTTTACAGGACTAGCCAGCGAGGGTACGAAAGGCCGCCTAACCACCTTAACCCGATGAAGCGTGAGATAGCGGCACGGTTTGAGTTTGTTAACAAAAGCTTTGGAGAGGATACGGATTGGGCTATGAGGATATGCAAGGCTAAAGTTTTACAGTCCGAGGTTATGAACGATAATATATTGTATTATTACAATTATAATCCCAATAAAAAGTATTAACTTTGTAGCTATGAGCATCAATATCTGTGACTTATGTTATGAAGTAGCCGTCCCTGCCTGTCAGGACGAGTACTCTTTTGACACGGGGTTAAACGCTGCAACTTCGTATACGATGATACTTGAGGATGCCAACGGCAACCAATACAACTACATCGATAACCCGGTAGGGGCTAACGGAACGTGGACCATTGACACCAGCTACTTTCCTGATGGGATGTTTAATCAATGGTCGGGGACATACCGGATAACCTTTAGTGCTGAAGCTACAGGCGATGTGGTCATCGGTGATGAGGAGCTTACCATTGATGGTAACAGCTACTTCTGCATCGTGTTAAAGATGGTTAAATCTACATTAGTTTACGATTGATGGAATGGACTGAACTCTTTGCAATGGCACTAGCCAATAGTCTTGTTATCTTCGGGATAAACAAGGCTACTGCTTTTGAGTTCTGCCATCAGGACGATCGGGAGTTGGACTTCTGTGATGATGATGGGGTGGATAAGGATAGCAAGATGGTTCTTTACCGTTTCCGGTTATGGTCACTCCAGAGCTTTGGTGAATTTTGGAGTAAGCCGCTGTTTACCTGTCCGCCTTGCATGGCTTCGGTGCATTCGACTTACTTCTACTGGATGCTGATGCCAGCCACGCATGAGTCGTTAGTAGTTTACCCATTATATGTCTTGGGGCTTTCGGGATTAGTTGCACTAATCAATTCAGTTACTAAATATGGAAATTCTTAAAGAAGCATTAGAGAGAAACGGTTTTGAATATGTAGGACCTTGTAAGATTTGCGGTGGCAGGGGCTTTGAGTACAAGCTCAATAAGACGATCGCAAAGGTTAAGAAGGACATGAACGGTAGGGAGCTAAAGATAACCTTTAGCGGATGGACACAGCAGGGGAGGCGGATAGTTCCTACACAGATAGAGTTAAAGATTGAAGCACATAGAGATAATCTCGATAACCTAATTCAGAAAATATCAGGTCTAAATGACAACTCAACAGCAACAGAACAATGATCATTGGGTAGTGGACGAAGGTCACGTTATCCGTCCTGCTTTCGTTTCGGGCGGTGTACAGTACTACCAGATGCACGACATCTTCAATAGCTTTGCAGGCAGGGCGTTGGATGCTATGGCCATCTATGAGAAGTGGTCGATGCGTACCTCTCCGGAGTTCATGACGGCATGGCTGACGGCACTAGAGAATACCATCAATGCCAATCCCATTAAGATTACAGAGGTAGCGGACATGATAAACGTTATGAGGGAGCGTATTAACTTTGCTATCCCTACCGAGTCCATCATTTGGGAACTGGCAGCCGTTGCTTTCTTTGACCGTAACGAGTCACCATACCGTTACGATCCTGAATACGCAAAAGATAAGATAGTTCGATGGAAAGAGGATGAGGGCTTACCCGCTTTTTTTTTCAAAACCCCACTAAAGGATATGGTCAGCTTTCCCGACTTATCGGAGAGCGGTTTAGAGACTTATTTGAAGGCGGTGGAAGCGGTGTCAGGGAAACAGTTAGAGAAAGTGCTGTCAAAAGTTTTGTCCGGTCAGCTGAATCCCGGTTTATTATCAGTGTTAGAATCAGAACGGAGTTCGGTCTAGATGCTAACAAACTTAACGTTTATGAATATTACCTGCTCTTGGAGCAGTTAGAAAAGTTAAGTCGTGGCAGAAACAGTCGTCATTAATATAGAAGCTAACACGCAAGGGTTACAGACTACTATTGACTTATTGACCAAGCTCGGAGTGGTGGAGCAGAAAGTGGCTGATGAGTTTAAAAAGACCAACGAGCAGAACGTACAGTCTCTTAATAAGGGTGTACAGCAGACTACTAAAGAGTTCGAGAAGCTTGACAAGGCGGTCAAGAATGTTAAGGCTGATAATCAGTTAGCCAAGAGCCTTGACGCTAGTAAGGAGATTACAAAGACTGGCAATAGCTTTCAGAGTTTGCGTCAGCAGTTTAAGGAGGCAACACTAGAAGCACAGCAGTTAGCAGATAAGTATGGAGAACTAGATTCAAGAACATTGGCTGCCGCAAAAAGAGCAGCTGAATTGAAAGATAATATTGGAGATGTTAACGCACAGATTAACGCTCTTACTCCTGAAGGTAAGTTTCAAGCTATCCAAAATTTTGGTGGTGCTATTGCTGGTATTTTCCAAGTAGCCACAGGAGCTTTACAGGCCTTTGGAGTTGAGTCTGAAACGGCCACCAAGATAGCCCAGCAGTTCCAAGGTGCATTAAATATCTTTGGTGGGTTATCACAATTAAGTCAAGCTAAAGATGCATTTACAGCATTAAAGGGTGCTTTCGGTGCAGCTGAAGTAAAAAAAGCTGCACAAGATATTTCATTATTTACTAATGCTATAAATACAATTAAGGACCCAGTATCATCTGCTAATGCATCTTTAAGTATTTATAAAAATGGTCTTGAGCTTTCAGTAAAAGCTAAAGAAAAAGCTAAAGCGTCAGCAGACGCTTTAAAACTAGCAACAACTGGATCAACAGCTGCTACTGTAGTTGATACTGGAGCTAAAGAGGCTCAAGCTATTGCTACTGTAAAAGCGGCTGAAGCAAATGCTGCATTAAATGCAACAGCAAGAGCTAATCCATTTATAGCTCTAACAGCTGCTTTAATAGCTGCTGCTGGTGTAATGAATTTAATTGCTGAAAATTCTGCCAAGGCAAAGATAGGCGTTGAAGAGTTAAAGAATTCTACAAATGAATTAGTCAAAGCTAAAAAGGCATTAAAAGAAAGTCAAGAGGCTGAACTTGATGCTGACTTAAGATTACAAGTTGCTAAAAAACAAATAACTCAAGCTGAAGCTGAAAGGATACAATTATCTAGAGAAAGTTTAAAATTACAAGTAGAAGATGGAGTAGCTATTGCTAAAATAAATATAGAAATAGCTAAAAATAGAGAAAAACTCAATGTCGCAGAAGAGGAATTATCTAAAAAAAGAAATAGCAATGCTGCTTTAAGACAAAGAGAACTAGGACAAGAAGAGCAGTTTTTAAGAACTGAAACCACAAATGTTGAAAGACTAGAAACAACAATAGCTAATCTTGAGAAAACAAGAGCGGTATTAATTGAAAAGAAAAAGACTGATAATGATACTTATACTAAATTATTTGTAGCTAATAAGCTTGAAGAACAGAATGCGATAAAAAAGACTGATATAGATGCTGATGCAAGATTTAATAAATTAATTAAATTAAACACAGAATATTATCAGAAGCTTCGTGATTTAGCTAAAATAAATAGTAAGGATCAAGAAGAGTTTAATAGATTAAATACAATTGTAACTGCTGAAGAACTTCGTAAACAAGCATCCATTTATGAAAAATTTAGCAAGGATACTACAGCGGTATTTGCTAAAATTAAAGAAAATGCAGAAAAAGATTTAATAGTAAAAGCTCCTAATATTAATGAATTTAAAAATGGCGTATTTGAAATAGATGAATCTATTAAAGGATTAAAAGAAAATGGATTAGCACCTATATCTTTTAAATACAGAGTTATTCCGGAAACAGATAAGCCAACGCTTGAAGAAGCTACTAAAACATTAAAGGATGAATTAATTAAAGAATTAGGAAACCTTGCTATAACAACTGGATTAGAGATAGCTTTTGATCAAATAAATAAAGCATTTGAAGATAGTATTAATTTAATAACAGAACTCAAAGATGCCCAACTCGAAGCCATCACAGAAGAAGAAGAAGCCCTCAATGAAAGCTATGAAAACCGTAAGATCGGTAAAAGGGAACTCGAACTCGAACAGGAAAGGCTAACAAGGCAAAGAGTAGCTGCTGAAAAGAAAGCCGAGAAAGAGATTATTGAGATTAAGAAGAAGCAGGATTTAGGAAATCGAGCAGCTGCTTTATTTAATATTGGATTAAATACTGCTGAAGCTATTACCAAAGCAAATGCTATGGGTATGCCAACTCTTATTCCTTTTTATATAGCAATTGGAGCTTTACAAGCCGCTGCCGTTCTAGCACAGCCATTGCCAAAGTACAAGAAAGGTACTCTTTCTGTTGGTGGTGTAGGTAGTGAGGATAGCCAGTTGGCGTTGCTTCAGCCCGGCGAGGCCGTTATCCCTACGGAGACTAACAAGCGTTACCATCCTGCTATTAAGGCTATCTATCATGGTAAGATTAAGCCTGATGATATTAATAACTTTGTTAACTTAAAGCTTCGAGGCGACTACTCAAGCAGCGAGGCACGTCCTGTAATGGCCAAGATGGACACCTCTGACCTCTATGCTTTGGGACGCATAATGAAAAAGAATGACGGCGTTTATGTCAAAAACATAGGCGAACTAGCAGCAATGATAGCGGACTCCTATAATCCAAGAAGATAGTGTTTAAGTTCTATTTTAACGGTACTGAAATAGTTGATCAGCCTGATGGATGGGATAATATCGCCAGCTCCATTAAGCGTGATGACCTTACAGGGGGACTTGTATTCGATGCCGATATCAAACTAGCAAGCTATGGCGGTCAGGATTTATACATAGCTCTTAAGGCTGCATGGGATGCGGATAAGTTTGGCACGTCAAGCCTTGACATCTTTCAGCGTAATGGAACGGTAGGATATGTCCTTATCCATAGCGGTACTATCTTCCATACCGATTGCAAATGGAAACTTATTAACAACTCGGTAGAGTTCAAGGTTGACGATACTAGCTTCTTTACAAAGATAAATAGCAATAAGAATATCGAGTCATCCGTTGACGTTACCTTAAGTAAGAACCAAGTACCTATCGTAGCTCCTACTTACTTTGAGCTGGAGATGCATAAGGTTTCCAATGGTACTTACTATTCTAATAAACGTCACGCCTATAAGGTATACGATGTAATTAAGTACTATATCGACTTTATGACAGATGGAACAGTAGGCTTTGAGTCTGTCTGCTTTAATACTGGCGGTGAGTTCGCCGACTATTGCATCGTTGGAGGTCATGAGCTTTATGAGCATGACCATACTGTTAGCCCTCGAATGAGCTTTCAGAAGCTATTTGGCGACTTAAAAAAGCGATTTAACGTAAGGTTTGCAATGGTTGGAAGTATAACAAGTCCGGTGATGAAGTTAGAACCTAACGCCTATTGGTTTAATAACTCCGATACCTTTACTATTCCTACCCCACCTGATGAGGTGCTTTTAAATATCGATCAGTCTTTGCTTTACGCCAATGTAAAGGTAGGCTCTGAAAAGTTTGAGACTACTTCTACAATGACGTTCCCCGATGTCCAGAGTCTTATCGCTTTCAGAGAGGAGACCTTTCACTTTGAGGGGACTAATAACGTAGAAAGCACGTTGGACTTAGTAGGTTCTTTGGTAGTATCAAATAGTTCTATCGACCTATGCTTGGAGCTTCTGTCAGGATATGAGTCCTATGATGAGGATGTATTTCTAATACATTACGATCCTGCAACGAATAAGACAATAAGCTCGGATTGGGTTGGTCTTGGTCACCATTTTTACAATGAGACCTTGAATAATGTCAACGTTCTAAACCGTTGGTCTGATAGTTTCCCTAACAATATCGCTAGTAATTTCTTTAACGCCAGTGCTAACCGATTTGAGGCAGTGATGACCAATGCTGCTGTAGTTGGTACTACATTAATTAGCGGCGTTCCCGGTACTGGCATACCTATCGGACCGTTGCGTTTCGATGATGACTACACTTTGGGTAACGATCCCGGTACTAACTACGGCGGCTCTACTACTCAAGGGCAACCTGTATCGGCTGCTTTGAGTTACTACGAAGCTCCTGCCAACGGTAGGTATACTTTTAGTACTGATGTGCTTATACAAATTGGATTAACATCAGTTCCAAGTATAACGCCATCGATGCGTATTAGGGTTAACTTTCAAAAGTTTGACAGCACTAATAATAAGATCGATGATTTCTTTGGCAACTGGATAAACGTTACAACAGCTAGTAACGTTATTCTATCATCTAGTTGGATAACCTATATGTTATCTACCGAATATGTGGCGGTCTATTTAGAAGCTGAAACTGTAACGGCAGGAACTATCATCGGTTACCAAGTACGTCCATTCCAAACTAAATTCCGTTGCGATGCCATCGATGAAGGCGGAGGTATCCTTTCGGTGGTTAATCCTGAAGGCTATAAATGTGTCAAGGTGGATTTTAAGTATCCCCTGACACTTTCTGACTATCAATCAATTAGGGCTTCAAAAAGTGGAATAATTGAAGTACCTTTGTTAAATAATAAGTCTATCCGAGGCTGGATAGAAAATGTTAAATTCGACCACTACGGTGGTGAGACTTCATTTTCTTTAATTAGCGATGGCAATACAATTTATAGATAATCAGCCTCTTACATGGCGTACATCGTGGGCTACGGATAGCGACTGTAAAACGCCATACGATAGAGCCTGTACGCTATATACTACCAATGATTACCTGATGGCGCAATGGAAACAGACTCCATGCGGAAACGGTGCTAATCAGTTAGAAGATCCCAGCTTTACTAATAACAATAGTGAGCTTGTTACCAATGGTAACTTTACTACCAACGCTACAGGTTGGACCTTATCAGGAGCTACCTACGATGCTACTAATAAGCGTATACAATTCTCTACTTTTAGTCAGTCATTAGAACAATCCGGGGTTGTAAGTGCTGGTAACACCTACGATGTTACCTTTACCATTGGCGGCAATACTGGAACATCTCTAAAGTTATTACTTGGTGGAACACTACATTCTACTTTCTTTAACTCACCCGGAACTTATACAGTTACGATGGTTGCAGGTGGTTCTAATACCAAAATAAGATTTGAAAATTACGCCCTAATAAATGCTTATAACGGTTGGATTGACAGTATAAGCGTAAAGTTAAATAGCTGGTCAGGCTTAAACTGGACTACAGCTAATCCAACCTTGTGGCTTAATAACGGAGATGCTACCGTTACCAAGGTAGCAGGTACGGCATCTGATTTAATAGGTCAAATAGCTACACTTCCTTCAGGTTCTTATATCAGGGTTGGTATTACTGTCAGTAACATGACAGCAGGAGAACTAGACGTTACTACTGATAGCTTGATAGGTACTATTACAACAAATGGAACTTATTACTTTTATCAGAATGGGTATATAGGCAATCCATTGACATTAGGTGCTGACTCTTCATTTAACGGTACTATATCCGATTTATCCGTTATTGTATATAGCAACTACTTTAGCGTAGTACTTCGTGATACCAAAGGAGCTACTGATTATGATTTAAGCTCTTATCTTACCTACGATGAGGATTGGGTTACTCTTAACTATCAGCTTGGTTCTGTTGATCCTAGCTGTTATGAGCTTTGTTTTTATGATGCTTGTGGTTATGATGTTAGTCAGGAGCTTATATCGGATACTGACTTTACGCAGGCCATCGGTGGCTCGGATTGGCCGTCATCGGTAGTAACCTCCGGAAGTTTAGCTATCACTGGCGGTAAGTTAGTGCTAACTCAATCAGGCATTCCGTTAACAGCTTATGTGGAGGCTAACCCTGCCACATGGCAGAGCTTTGCAGGTAATACCTTTACGGTTATAGACTACGACTTTACTACGGTGCTGGCTCAATATACTGGTTTTACTCGCATTCAGATTTACGACAGTGCTACAGGATATGAGTTAACCTTGGTGACAAGTCCTGCGGCAGGCACTCAATATCAGGGTACTGTCAATTGGCCTTATACTATTGGCAATGCCTCTAAACTAGCTATCCGTATTCAGTCTACAGGAACTAACGGAACAAAGATAGAGCTTGAGAATATGAGCCTTATCGTTGCTGCTTACGTTCCGGGACAGATGGATGAATACTGCTCTAATTGCATAGAGGTATTAGAAAGCGATGATTGTACGCTTTGGGTTGGTGGTTCTAACGGATCGGATGCTTTCGGCTTTCACTTCGCTAACAACTTCCAAGTAGGGGCTAGGGTTAGAGCCATGATGATTAACCCTAAATACAAGGGAGGTAATAAACGCTATACTGATGCCGATGGAAAGTACACCGTCACCCAAGCTAACACAGGAAAAATCTACACTCTGTTCATCGATTATACAGACGAGCATACTCATGATTGGCTTAGGGTGGCCGTACTGTCTGACACTGTTAGGATCGGAGCATTCACCAATACCAACCAATTCTACACCTCCACCGATGGAGACTACGAACCTGAATGGCCGGACACGCTAGGAAACTGGCCAGCGGCTCAAGCTCGTATCGATATGCAAAAACAAACTGACGAACTATACAATAACAATGCAGGATAAAAGAGGCATACTCTTACTAGCGACAGGTCATCCCTACTATTCTCATATGGCTTTCAATCTATTTGTAAGCCTACGGAGTTTAGCTCCTGACCTGCCTATCGCTATCCTGCATGATGGACAAGGCTTTAAACTATTGGAAGGATGGCAACAGGACTCTTTTACGCAGGCTATAGAGCTTCCAAGTAAGTTAGTCGGTGGTGATCCTTATCGGGTTAAGTTGCATCTTGATGAGCTTACTCCTTTCGATAAGACGCTGTTTATGGACGTAGATATGGTATGGAATAATTTCCGTAGCCCTATGGACTTATTAGGCGAGCTTGACGGGATAGAGTTTACCATGATCAATCGTGGTAGGGTATCATCGGCTGACAGCACTTTAAGCCGTTGGGTTTCTTTGTCGGAAGTTGGTGACGCTTACAAGCTTGATGAGTTCTATGACATCAGTAGCGAGATGGTTTACTATGAGGGTAAACCTAAAGTCTTTGCTGAAGCTCGTAAGGTTTACGCTAAACCAAAGGTCAAGGTAGCGGCTTTCGGTGCTGGTCTCCCAGATGAGGCGTTCTTTATGATAGCCATCGAGAAGCTAGGAATACAGCTACATCAGTCACCTTGGGAACCATCTTACTGGGAACCTCGCTACTTCCCTAAACAGCATAGCCGCAGTCATATTGCCGACTTCTATGCTTTGTCTGTTGGAGGTGCTTTCACCTCTAACCATATCAAAAAGATTTACGATAGTCTTATCAAGCATTACTATAGCTCTTTGGGTATCGCTGCACAGCCTTACCAATTACAAAATAAAAGCCGTATCATTAAAGAACGAAGAAAAATCTAATGGCTATAATCGACATCAGCCAATACCACATTGGTGGTAAACGTCATCAGTTTTACGCTGAAACTGTAAAGCAGTACCAATCTATAAAGACTCACGCTTTAGGGGAGTTTCCAAAAGAGCTGATATCGGAACGCCGTCCCGGTGAGTCCGAGACTATCAAGAAATACCGTGAGAAGATATACGTACCTAAAACGCAGGCAGCGGTAAGTAAGATATTCAACAGCTTACAGAAGATACGCAAAAGTCAGGACTATACTATTAGCTTTGATGAGACGGTAGTACCTCCGATGGTTATAAGCGAGGAAAGGCCATCGTATTATCTGACAGATGAATTTCCAAAGTACCGTAGTTTGGATAACTGGTTTTGGTCGGTGGCTTTCAATCAGTACCTGATGGATGCTAACGCTATTATTATGGTAGCTCCTTTAAACGTTGTTCGTGAGTCCAACGAGTATTTCAAGCCTTATCCGATGCTGTTCAATAGTCCGCAGGTGATGGACTATGTTCATAATGAATTGGCAGTACTTAAGTCGATTGAGGAGTCAACTTACCGCAGCGGTAACCGTAACTATAAAGGAGCTGTTTACTATTCCGTTGACCGTGAGTCGATTGTAAAATATGAGCAGATAAACGCAAAGGGTGACTTTTCAGCTACGGAGTTCTTTCATGGATTGGGATACGTTCCTTGCGTAAAGACCTTTGGAGTAATCACTCGTGATGGTATTGATGATGCTCTTTATACTAGCCGTATTGCTCCTATAGTTCCATCATTGAACGAGGCAGCTCGTGAGTGGTCTGACTTACAGGCGGAGGTAGTACAGCACATTCATAGTACGATGTGGGCTATTCAAGGTAAGGAATGCAACGCCTGTCAAGGTACGGGAGTGCTTCCTAAAGCTGGCAGCAGCCCTATTGAGTGCCGTGATTGTAACGGTAAAGGTTTCTTTCCTTTCAATCCTTACGAACACATTACGGTTAAACAGGCATCATTGGGCGATCCATCGACACCGATACCTCCTGCGGGATATCTAACCAAGCCTATTGATATTGCTAAACTGCAGGATCAAAGGGTTCACGATCATATCTATCATGCTCTGTCGGCTTTGAATATGGAGTTCCTAGCTGCCGTTCCGCTGTCACAGTCGGGGACTGCTAAAGAGGTTGACCGTGCCGAGCTAAATAACTTCGTTTATTCTATTGCTGAAGATTGCGTACGTATTGAGGATGAGATTGCACGTATCGTTGTTGACTATCGTTATGGCGGTATCCTTCCTGATTATGAGCAGCGTGAGAAGTTACGTCCGATGATTACAGTCCCTGAAAAGTTTGACATCCTGCCTGAAGGGTATTTGGTGGATGAAATTGCTAAACTTCGTAACAGCAAGGTTAGCCCTTTGATTATTAATGCGGCGGAGCTTGAGTACGCTAAAAAGAAGTTCAATACTAATAAAAAAATCAAGGAACGTCTAGAGAATATCTATGAACTTGATCCATTGGCAGGTATGAACATCGAGGAAATATTGGTGGCTGTATCCAATAATGCTATTAGTAAAAAGTCCTACATCATCCATAGCAATATCCGTGAGTTTGTGGATATGGCTATTGAAGATGTACCGGAGTTCTATACGCTTACGATGATGGAGAAAAAGCAGGTTATTAGTGCTATCGCTGATGCTTGGATACTTGAGTCACGTCCTAGAAATATCCTTGATGATAGTAGCAGTGATGATAACGGTGATAATAGTTCTGATAACCATAACGTGAGCGTAAGCATCTAATGGCATTAGACGATTTAAATAAGATTGTCAAAACTATTGACGGCTCGGTAGAGGAGTTCGTCAAGGACTTGCCATTCTCCGAGCAGAAGATATGGCAAAGGGTACTATCTCTTACTAAGCAGCTTCAAGTCGATGGACTCGGTAAGGTTACCAATAACGTAGCTAATCTTCGTATTCTTAATGATATTAACAAGGAGATTAATAGCATCGTTTTGACCGATGAGTATAAGACCAAAGTGGAAAAATTCACTAGCGTCTTTGCTGACTTGGAAACTCTTAATAACGAGTACCTATCATCTGTCTTTACCAAGTTCAAGCCATCCAAAGTACTTAAGGAGCTGACTAAAATATCAATAGATATCACCATCGATCAGCTACAGGAGACAGGGGTAGCCAGTTCGTTAACATCGGAGCTTAAGGAGATACTTAAGCAGAATATCACCACAGGTGGTAATTATGCTGATATGACCGAGCAGCTACGGGAAAGTATTTTGGGTAGCCCTACAACGCCTGGCGGTCTTACTCGTTACGCTCGTACCTTTACTACCGATGCTATCAATCAGTATTCAGCAACCTACACTAAAACGGTAGCATCAGATTTAGGAGCGGTTTACTATCGATATACTGGCTCTAATATGGAGACTACTCGACCGTTCTGCGAGCATCTGGTGAAAAAGGATGGCGGCTACTTTCACGTCAACGAGATATCGGGCTTTCTAAAAGGGATAGTTGGTGACCAAAAAGTACCAATCTACGCAAAGTACAACCTACCTCAAGGAATGAATGAGTTTACTACAGCAGATAACTTCCTAGTCCTTCGAGGAGGTTACAACTGTGGGCATCAGATATTTCCTGTCTCCAAGGCATCAGTGCCGGCATCGTTACGCTCACGCTTTGAGTGATCCCATTCACGGATAATCCGATTGATTATCTGCTGGCGACCTCTAAACTTTCCCTG